AGTATGAATATCATAGCATCACTACAACACTGCCCGCTTCGATTTCAGGTGAAAGTGCTTCGTCCAGGTATGATTTGATACGCTTTCTGGCTTCTAGTTTCCACATTCCGCCATCAGCTTCAGCAAAACTAATCCCGCGCTCATCAATGCGGATCAGGAAAAGTCCGTCCGGCTGCTCCAGCTCCTGGAAGGTTCGATAAGGACGCAGGGAAACAAGCGGTTTGATTGTTGCGTTTTGCTGCAGCGAAACGCCCTTTTGCGTGACAACTGTAGTCGCAACCCCGATATCGTTATAGGTAACTTTCGCTCCGGTGGTAATCTGACTGAGTAGCTGTAGGGTATAAGCACGGTCGGGGCTATCCTGGAATCTCGTCTGCAACGCCACGGCGGCGCGTTCAAACGAGAGCTTCGTTTCTTCATCCCACCCGGGGACATCCGTTGCGTGTACGGAATAAATCACAGGCCGAATTTCGCGGGTCTGCGGCTGCAGGAATGATTCCACCAGCAAGTGGGACGGAATATCGACATAAATCGGACCAGCGCCGGAATATTTCGTGAGTGCTTCGGTGCGAATCATCTTTACAATCGCATCCAAACTGTTCAACTTCAACGCTTCCGGGAGGTCGATTTCCTCGCGGATTTCTGCGAATTCGCCATCCCGATCTATCAGAAAAGAGCGGCCGTTCTTCTCATAAACGCTCGGCTCTACCATGGATTCGATTTTTTCAATTGCACTTTTCAGCATTGTTCTTCCTCCTTATGCATTTCTTACCATTTTCAAAATCGGCGCGGCTTCCTGCTCTTCGCCGAACATATCCTGCTGCCCCGGAACATTGGGCACCATTTCCACGGCTACCACTTCGCCAGTAGCGCCATCTCCAGTGATGTACAGCGATGTAGATACCGGATTCGTCGGGCAAAGTGCGCTTTTCGCTGTGCAATTTACGAACACGGTCTGCCGATTATCGTCCGGCTGCAGCTCAATCGTCAGTGTCAGCTTGCGCTTTTTCTGCGTGCTTGTGTTCGGGTCCAGGATGTTGTCAATTACCTTCGCCATCTCATAGTCAATCCGTTCTTGAATCGCGCCCCTGGCCATTTGCAAAATGCTTGTTTTCGCTTCTTCGTTCATGTTTTACCTCACTTTCTCAAAACGGCAGGCCGTCATCATCTTCCGGCAGTTCTTCCAGCGCTGGGGCCGTGCCAGCCGGTGCAGTCGCCTGCGGAGCCGCGCTGCCGGTTTCTTTCTTGCTGCCGCCAAAATACACATGCTCCGCGACGACCTCGGTGCTTCGGCGCTTATTCCCGTTGTCGTCCGTCCATGGCCGGATCTGCAGCCGCCCGGAGACGATTGCCAGCTGCCCCTTGGTAAAATACTTGCTGACAAATTCCGCCGTGCCGCGCCAGGCAACGATGTCGACAAAGTCCGTTTCCCGTTCGCCGCCGTCCTTGCTGGTATAATCCCGGTCGACGGCCAGCGCGAAAGACGCAACCGCCGTCCCGTTTGCCGTGCGCCGCATCTCCGGATTGCGTGTTAATCGGCCCGCGACTGTGATATGATTAAGCATCGTCGCCCGCCTCCACGATATTCCCTGATTTCAACTTGTACCATGTATTTTCTTTGATTTTGTCACCGTCCACTTTCACGGCGACAAAATCGAGCGTGTTGCCGTCGTCATCCGTATCTACCAAGAGCAGGATCGCGCCGACCTTCCCGCGGACGTTCCCGCCGTTGCCGATCACCACGGCAATTCCGTTGCGTCCAACGGACGCTTGGCCTTCTTTCCGCGCTATGGCTGCGCCGTAGTCCCCGGCGTTGGCTGCGCCCTTGTTCCCGGCGTTGGCTGCGCCGCAGTTCCCGGCGTTGGCCGCGCCGCAGTACCCGGCGTTGGCTGCGCCATGGCCCCCGGCGTTGGCTGCGCCGTAGTCCCCGGCGTTGGCTGCGCCCCAGTTCCCGGCGTTGGCTGCGCCACAGTACCCGGCGTTGGCTGCGCCACGGTCCCCGGCGTTGGCTGCGCCGTCTACTTGTGTCGCTTCTGCGATTTTACCGGCGAAGTTTACGCGTTCAAAGAACGCGCAAACGCTGGCCTTCACCATATCAAATACACTGATTTTCGCGCCGATCCGCAATTTTTTGCTGCAGTACTTGGCGTTATCATCTGTCACAGGATCGTCCAGTGCTTCTACCGCGGCAAATTCGTGATTTTCACCCGGGGAATAATGCGCAAACACTTGATGCGGCAGGGCGCAGAAGTGCATCCCGCTTTTGCAGATTTCGGCATCATCTTCTTCGAATACGGTATTTTCAGCGTACTGCTTGCCACGGCACACCAGGCCTTTTTCAAATCCCTTGTATCCTTTCATGTTGCTTTTTCCTTTCATGTTGCTTTTTCCTTTCATCAAAAATAAAATTCATCCGATTCACGCGGCGCTTGCAGCACCTTCGTTTGTTTGCAATAGTCGCACACCTCGCAGCGATCCGGCGCAATAACGCCATTTTTGATTGCATCATACAGCGGCGCATTATGGGAAAAGCGCTCCAGTTGGAAATCAAGCGACGCCTGGGAGATATGGACAATATCCAGGTCGCATACCTTTTCCTTTGTCGCGGCGGCAAGATAAAACGGGAGCCTTTCCCCGGTATTTTGCCGGACGATCTCCTGGTAAACCGCGCCTTGTAAATCGTACTGCCAGGATTCAAACCAGGGCTGGCGGCCATATTCCGGGCTGTAGGCCGGCGCAAAGTCGCGCATGATTTTTAGATCAACGATCTTATCTGGTAGCAGACTGTCCACTTTAATTTTTACGTCGACGCCGTTTATCGTGCCGGTCAGAATAACCTGCTTTTTCCCGCTCATGTATTGCATAAACAGGGCATCCCGGCGGATGCGTTCAATGATGTGATCCGCCTGCAAATACTCCGTCTTTAGGCCGCCACCCCGCTTAAATATCTCCGGATTGTGGTTGATGAATGCCTGCATTGAGCCTTCAAAATAAGCGTCAATGTAAGAGCCAACCAGCAGCGCCGTTGTTTTCTCGCGCTCAAACGTTTTATTGACCTCGGCCAGTGCCGCTGCCTGGCATTTCTCGAACGCTTTAAACTGAGATACAGATAAAAACGCGCGGTTTGCTTTCCGGGTGAAATAATTCCGCTTTGTCAGTTTCATCCCTGCGCCCCCCTTGCAGCGGCCGTGGCGCATTCACCGCACAGGCTTTGACCGTACTTCTTCGCCGTGTATGCCGCCACCTGATCCGGCGTCATGTTCCCGGCGGCGTGAATGTCCTTGCCGCACTGGGCGCATTTGGGAAGGGACGCACTTTGCGGCTTCGGGATTCTGGGCCGGATGCGCAGTGCGTCATGAATATCGCCGAACGCTTTGACACGATCAATGCCAATTGTCACGGCCCGCCCGGCCAGTTTTTCCGTCGCCTTTGTCTTATAGAGTTTACACAGCGTTTTCTTATTCGTCACATTCAGGATCATGGGCTTGTATGCCGCCTCCTGCCAATAGCAGGCGGTGCAGACTTCCGTTTTCCCATTCGTCACGACTTCTTCGTCAACGATCCGTGCGATCGTCAGCGTTACCTCCCGATTCGGAAGGTCGTCCAAATCCCAAGAGCCCAGGTAATTGGGATTCTTACCCATTTTCATAATGTCTGGCATTTTCTCACCCTCTCGCAGTCATCCGACATCGCGCCGGAAAAAGAAATCCACGCAGCTTTCACACATGATCCTGCCGCCGATTTCGTAATAATAGCCGTCTTGAATCGGCTCGTCGCAGGAGTCGCAGATTGGCAATTCCTCCAGCTTCGCCGCTTGGGCCGCATCGTGGGCCTCCCAGGCGTCGTAATTATCCGGGATGCGCTGATTCATTCCGCCACCTCCTGCACCTTCTCGCGAATCTCCAGCCGCTTGCGCAGCCGTCCGCACTCCGCCTCCAGCTCCAGGATGCGGACATCCCGATCGCTGTCCAGGAGAAACTGTGCGCCGTCCAGCCGGTTTTGCAGCCGCTTGACCTCGCACTGCAGCCGCTTTGCCTGGGCGGCGCTGCGGTCCCGCTGCGCCGCCAGGGACGCATTATCTGCCTGCAGTTTCTGCATCGCCCGGCGGCCTGCCGCGTTCTCGCAGATCCAGTCGATCAGCAGGAAGAGGACGAATGCAGCAGTCAGAAAAAGCATTGTTAAGGCCATTGTGTGGTGCCCCCCTTCTTCCGCTCCGCCATCCGCCGGAATGGGCCGCAAATCTCCGCCCAGTTGACGCGGATGTAATATTTCCAGGCCTGGCACATATAGTTTCCGTTTACGCATTTAGCGCTCTGGTGCTCGCAGATATCGCACGGATTCGGCAGCATCACTCCACCGCCGTTTCTGCGTCGATCGCGTTCTCCACGATCTCAAAATCCAGCATCGTGACGCCCTGGGCCATCAGCTGCTTGCCGCGCTTTTCCAGCACACGCAGCGAACAAAGCACCTGACGGCGGCGGTATTTCACGCGCTGCTCCCGCCGGGCCAGCTTGACCGCGTCCGTTTTCGTCAGGCGCGCGATCTCGGATTCTACCTTTTCGTCCGTCAAAAATGTGGTCTTTGCCATTTTGGTGATCCTCCTTCGTGTTTTCGTTGGTTACTCGGTCGGGACGCTTCGCTCAGAAATCCACTCGTCGAGAAGCTTTTTAAAGATCATGACGACGCGGCTCTTGCCGTTTGCTCTGAATGCGGTGCCGAAGGAGAAAACGCCATTCTCCAGCCCCGCCGCGAGTGTTTCGTTGGAGATGGAAAGACCCCGTTCACGCAGATAAGCCGCCGCCTCATTGAGTGTTAAAGTTTGAATCATTGATTTTTCCTTTCCCCTGTGCTATAATCAGCACAGGAACATAAGATTTTGTTTGGATTCTTGTTGTTTCGCTGCCCTGCTCGGCGTGTCAGACCGGGCGGGGCTTTTTCTTTCTTCTCCTTGTTCGCCTGGTAGTACGCCGATCTGTTATTCCTTCGGCACCGCTGCGCCGTTCCGCTTTTCGACTGCTGCGAGTTGCGCACCAACTGCCAGCCCATGAATGTACGCAAGAACGGTCTCTTTTTCACTTGCGTCAAGCCCATCCACGGCGGCGCAAATGCGCTCTGCCTGTTTTCTCTGTTCCTCGGACATTGTTTCACCTCCCTGTGGTTTTCGTTTGACCTGCCATCATCAGTGCCGGGCGGTCATTCCCGGCAGACGGCCATTCAGGCCGTTTCGGCTTCATATTACATTCAAAGAATTTTGCCGTTGCTTGTGACTGCTTGTTTCCCGTCAGTCGAAAAAGTAGGAAATTCGCCGTGACTCCGTTTTAATGCTTTTCTTTCTAAAGCACAGGCTTCTTTCAGGGTGCCAACCATGCCCAGTTTGTAGCAGCGGTCGTTATAGTCAACTTCAAAGACTGTGAACATAAACCTCTCCCTTTCCGGGCGGTTTTGCCGCCGCCCTTCGGCGTTGATTATCCCTCGCAGATTGCCGTGAACTTGTCGTCGTCATATGTTTCGCCGACGGCTGCCAGATCGCTCCACCCTTGCACATTCATTGCAAGCTCGATGTCATTTGTTATCGCCATAACGCAGTCAAAGACATCGTCTACATCTTGGCAAAGCCTGCTCGTGTTCGAGCCGTTCATGTTGTTCAGCGTTATTCTGATCTTCATTTTTTATTTCCTCCTTGATGTTGGGTGGTGGGGTTGTTTTCTTTAGCTTGATTCAATTATAATATAGCTAACCTCAAAAGTCAATCTTTATTTTTGAGTTTAGCTAAAAAAATCTCTTGATTTTTTAGCTGGTTGTGCTACAATATAGTCAAGGAGGTGATTAAGATCAACCAGCGTATCAAAGAGGTCAGGAAAGCCGAAGGCCTCACGCTTGAAAAGTTCGGCCAGCGGATAGGCATTACCGCTACGTCGTGCAGCTTGCTTGAAAAGGGGAAGAACAATCCCTCGAATCAAACTATCGTTGCGATCTGCCGCGAGTTCGGCGTGTCAAAGCAATGGCTTGTCGAGGGCATCGGAGAAATGTACGTCAAGCGCGATATGAATCAGGAGATCGGCATGATGGTGACGGCGCTGATGAAGGACGCGGACGAGAGCTTCCGAAAGCGGTTTATCGCCGCGCTGCTGCAAGTGCCGCCCGACGGCTGGAACGCAATCGAGGAATTTGTCAACAAACTATCCACGGCAGAAAAAGAACCCCGGAGCGACTAAGCTCCGGGGCTTCCTTTTATGGTACGGTGCATTGGATGAACTCAAGCGCGATGTAAATCTGTTCTGGGGTTGCGTTTTTCAGTGCCTCGATGACTTGTTGAATCAAGTTTTCCTTCAATTCTTCCATTTTCTGTTACCCCTTTCGTGCATTTGTCATAAAAATAGGCTATTATAATTGTGGAGTATTCCGGTTTGTAAAAATCGTGCGAAGTGGTAATATGGATATGTAAATGAAACTAAGCAAAACACGGAGGTACTACAATGGTTTGTCCAGATTGTGGAAGCGAAAATGTAACAATTTCTATGGAACAGGTTGCAAGCAAAACAAAGAAGCACGGAAACGGATTTGGTGGTCATATGAATAACGCTGCAAGGGGCGTCACTGCTATGTGTACCCTCGGTATGTCCAACCTTTTTTGGAAAAAGAGTAAAGGAACCGAAAAAACGAAAATCAGGAGCGCAAAAATATGCCTGTGCCAAAACTGCGGAAATTCCTGGGAAATCGAATGAGGCGCACAAAATATACCATATTGCCGCTAATGTAAGATTTTTTGCTGCTCCTGCGTCCCGCCGACATTCGCGACGCAGGAAAACAGCAGCGGGCAGCCCTTGACGTAGTCAAGTGAGAAACTATGCAGATCGGTAAAAGTTACGCCGTCAACGACGATCTTCACTTTATTTCCGTCGGCGATAATATGGATGCTTTGCATGTCGTCACCTCCTAGCATCATTACGTTTCTGTCATGAGACTACTACTGAAACGCGACAATCTCAATACGCAAGTATGCAAAAGACAAACCAAATGTACGCCGTACAGTCGCCATAAAAAATGCTGCACAAAAGGGAGTGTTTGTTACGACGGTTCAGGATATTATTTTTGGTATTATTGCACAAAAAGAGGCAACCGGCATGACAAACCAGCAGATTGCGGATTCAGCGAAGGTATCAAAGACAACCGTTGACCGATTACTGCGAAACGACCCAGGAACCAGCCCAAATGCGCAGACGCTTATCGATGTAGCTAATGCAGTCGGGTATCAAATCGGAGGCGCCGAACCACACAGCGAGGTGCGGGAAATCTACGAGGAGCAAATCAAGCAAACGGAAGCGCATTACAACAGAATACTTACACTGCAAAATCGGTGGCTGCGCTTCGCTGTTATTCTCTGCCTGATCTTACTCGTCTTTGTCATAGCAATGCTTCTATTTGATATGACGCAGCCAGACACAGGCTGGATAACAGACAATAGTTGATAGTGCGGGGGTATCAGCGAAAGCCGATACTCCTTTTTTGCAGGAGGAAAAATATGGGATGTATCAAATGCGGTCGAGACATTCCCGACGGGGCCATGTTCTGCCCGTGGTGCGGAAAAAAACAGGTGCAAGAAAAGCGGAAGGCCCTCAAACGGGCAAACGGGACAGGCACGGTTTACAAGCTGTCAGGCCGTCGTAGCCGTCCGTGGGTAGCGGCCAAAAACAAGATGGTCATTGGGTATTACGCGAAGAAAACAGAGGCCATGGAAGCCATAGAGCGCCTGGCGGGTAGATCAATCTCAGAACGGTACAATATGACGTTCGAGGAGGTATTTCAGGAATGGAAAGCGGAACACTTCCGGGAAATTGGAGAAAAGAGCATTGCCGCATACGAAAACGCTTACGCAAAAAGCAAGGAGCTCTATGGTAGGCAGTTTCGCTCCCTGCGCGTGAAGGACTTCCAGTCAATTATTGATAACAACAAAGCTGCCAAGTCACGCTCTGCACAAGCCAAATACAAGCATCTGTTTGTGCAACTATCAGAGTGGGCCGTGCGCGAGGAGGCTGCTACGACAAACTACGCCAGATTTGTGAAGCTAGACGGTGAAAAGCCAAAAGAAAAAGCTGTGTTTACGGATTCTGATATCAGGAAGATGGAGGAAGCCGGAACACCCGCGGCAAAACTCACCCTCATGCTGATTTACACCGGGATGCGCATCGGCGAAATGTTTTCCCTGCCGCTTTCCGGATATCATGAAACCTATGTTATCGGCGGCGAAAAAACAGAAGCGGGCCGAAATCGAATCATACCGATTCGCCCAGAGGGGCGTGCCTACTTTGCAGAGATCGCAGCTAGAGCATCCGGTGATCTTCTGATTTCCGGGTATGCCGGGCAAAAAGTAGCTGAAAACTTCCGGAAGCGAGATTATTACCCGATGTTGGAGCAGCTCGGTATTGAAAAAAAGCCACCGCACGCAACGCGTCACACTTTCGCAAGCTGGGCCGTCTCCGCCGGGATCAGACCGGAAATGCTGCAGAAAATTCTTGGTCACTCAAACTATGATACAACAGCAGATATATACGTTCACGCAAATATTGATCAGCTTGTGGAAGCGGTAGAAGCGCACTGACGCAGACATTTTTTTCATGTATTCAGCCACATTGTTAGCAACGTGTTAGTAACCGAAGTAGAACGTCGTGCACTCTGGAAACTTTTTAAACGTGCACAATTCGGAAATTCCTCTAAATTCCATTACATTTTAAACTAGAATGTTTATTTTTTTCATCTCGTCAAATTCGTAATCAGCAGGTCGCCGGTTCGAGTCCGGCCAGTAGCTCCAAAAAATCCTTGAAAACATCGCGTTTTCAAGGATTTTTTTATGTGGTCTCGCCTATTTTGTTAGTACCGTGTTAGTAACTAAGGGTTAAGCGTTGCCAAGCCTGACAAGAACAGAATTATACGCCGCGGGGTTCACAACTCGAAGCACATCCATTAACTCATCAATAATGGACCATGCCTTTACGCTGTCTACCCCAGATACGGCAAGCAAAAACTCGCTTTCTCCATCAATAGACACCGGCTGTGGTTCATAAACCTCCGAGTTTGAACAGAGCCGTTTGTAAATCATCGCAGCATAGAGAGGGGCCAGCCGTTCCATCGTCGCATAAGATGTGTCGCGACTCGCCTCCATGTTGATGATTTCTTTTTCAATCTCGTCAAAGTCGATCATGGGCGTCACCCGCGATACATCGCCTGATAGTCTTTGACCTCTTTTGCTTTTTCGATCTGCTTCTCGTGCAGGTAGTCATATACGGCCAGCATCGCGGTAGGTGGCTCGCCGTTTTCCTTGCGGTACTGGGCGATGATGCGCGCGACCTCATCATGCAGCAGTGTCATGTGCCGCATTTCGTCGGTCGACAGGTCATAAAAAGTTTTCGAGAGCGCGGGGTTCTCTTCCTTATATTTCAGCGCGCACTTGGCATACTTTCCCGCGTCCTCGATCTCTTCGTCGATCATCTCGGAGAGTTTTTCAATCAACTTCATGGCCGTTCTCCTTTCAGACGCGATGCACGCGCAGGGCGACATTGCTGACGGTCGATGCCGCGCCGGTCAGCACCAGCGTGAGCGCAGCGCCGGACGCGCAGCACGCCTGACGCACCAGCGCGGGGAATGCCAGAACAACAGGAGCACCGGCAGCTCCCGCAGCGGAAGCGGTAGCGCCGGGAACGGCAACGCCGTCCTTGTAGAGCGTCGCCGTGACCGTGCCAGCTGCCGTCGGTGCGACGGTGATAGACGCGTCAACGTCGTAATAGCCCTTGCCGACGATGTTGGCGGCATTGCCATTGAGCGTGATGTCGCAGCCGTAGCGACGGATCAGGCTTCCAAGTGGGACAACGCCGTTGACGGCAACCTCAGTCGGCGTCTGCATGGCAGTGTAAAGAGCGGATTTACAAGACATAGTAAAGTCTCCTTTCAAAATATAAGGGCGAGGGGATGGCCCTCGCCCATTCACCCGGCCAAAGAGGGCCTGAACTGTTTCCGGTTTGGAAATAGTTACTCAGATATTGCCGTTGCAGCCGCTATTGCAGCCACAGAACGGGGACGAGCCAGCGCTGTATGTAAGGCCATTGGGATAGCGAACGACGCCACACATGCGGTTGTCCATTTCAAGGCTTGCTACCTTGTCGCGGAGCGCCTGCAGTTCGTTCGCCTGCATCAGTGCGCGGGTCGCCTCGCCCTCAGCGTGGATGGCCGTCGTGATGTCGCACGTCTGGCGATCCATCTGCGCGGACAGATTGGCAGTCGCCAGGCGGTTGTCGCAGCAACACTGCGCAATCTGGCCCTGAATGCTGTTGCCGGTCTGCATGATCGTTGTGTTTGTTCCAGCCTGCGCCAGCGCGACCTCCTTGCCAAGTTGGCCAATATTTCCCTGCATCTCATAGCCGAGAGTGCATAGGCCGTTGCCTACGTTGGTGATTCGGTCGTTGAGCTGCCCAAACTGCTGGCCGAACAAGATTTGCTGTTGGCTGGCTGCAGTGGCGTACTGCCCAAACTCGCCCTGGCGGTTGAAGCCACCCCATCCGCCGCCCATAAAGACGAACAAGAAAAGGATGATAATCCACCATGCGCCACCGCCGCCCCAACCGTCGTTGTCTTTGCTAACTGCAGCGAGATCGGAAAGGCTATAGTTGTCCAAGTTAAACACCTCTTTCAAATTAAAATTATAAACCGTGTCGACCCGGCTTATTTCAAAAATTGCATGAAGTCCTTTGCTTGTTTTTGAAGCTGCTGAAATTGATCCTGCGTCATCTGCCCGGACGACAGCAACTGTTCAATCTGCTGCTTCGCATTCTGCGGCGTCATACCGGCTGCAAATTTTCTAAACTCAGATATCATTGCAAGCGGGTTATTCTGCTTTCTGGCCCCGTTTCCCATCAACATTTGCATCATCGGATTTGCCATTGATCAAGTCCTCCAATCTCTTCACGCGCTCCTCTAAACTGTTGACATCCACCGGCAAGGCCGTCTGATATGGTGCAATGCTATACGGTGTGGTCGTCGCATAGCCAGCACCATCCGTCACTTTTAGCCATACAATAGGATCGTTTTCATCCATCAGCAGGACAGAGCTATTTGGGGCCAGCCTGAGCGCGTCTGCTCCGTTTTTTCCGTTCACGCGGATAATTTGGCCGTTGAAAACTTGCTGCGCTCCTGCGGCGTTCTGCGGCCCGGTAGGCATGTAATTACTGTATGGGTTATACGGTTGATAGGTATTTCCATAGTACGGGTATGCCATCGCTACACATTCCTTTCCCCTAGCATTGTATTGAATAGAATCACACTTTTTTATTTTCCATGTAAATCATACAACACATCGATGCGCGCTGTGCCTCAAATGCGCATCATCTTTGCGCAAATAAAAAACGCCGCCCCGAAGGGCGGCGTAAGCTCAACTCTTAAAATATTTTGATGCAATTTCCATTTTCTTTTGAATCTCTGGGAGCCTGCGCTGTATTGTTGCCCTTCCGAGATATAGCTCAGAAGCGACGTCAACTTGAGGAAGGCGATCCACGAAATATAGTCGTGCGATTCGTTCATTCTCCAAGCCAATACCAGCCTCATCAATCACTTGCAAAAGCTCCGGCTTTGTAAGAGTCTCTAGGCCAAGCGGCAGCCTTCCACGCGCCTGCGGGCTCATTTCCCCCGCAGCACCATCGCTGCGACTTCCTCGCGCTTGGCATACCCGCCAGGCCGTGTGCCGTCGGTGATCCCCGCCGCGACCGCCTGGGCCAGCTCCTCCTTTGCCCAGGCGCTGGCCTCGGTTCCCTTGCCCTCAAGGGCTTCCTTGATGCGCTCGTCGATCAGCGCCACCACTTCTGCTTTCGTCATGTCGATCTCCTCCTTTGGTTTCATTTCCGCCGCCACGTCCCGGCGGAAACCGTTCATGGTGTAGGGCAGGCCCAGGCCGCGCCACAGGTGCTCCGGGTCCACATGCCCGCTGGCAATGCCCCGCTTGCCCGCTTCGTTGTGGCTGAGGATTACGCCGTCCGCCAGCGGATTTTTCCCGTGGAAGCTGCAGAGCTTCGCGAAAAGCTGCACAGCGTTCTGGTACGTCTTGCGGCAATACGCCTGGGCCGCAGCCTTGTCCCGCACGGTAAAGCTTGCGCCGACCGTGTAATGAATCTGTGCCGGTTCGCACATCTCAAACCCAATGTACCCATTATTCCCGGCAGGCTTCCCTGCGTGGGGCATACGCTTCACCTTGCCCGGCGTCTCCAAACATGGGGCCGTCAGATAGACCGCATCGGCTCCAATGAATCCGTTGATCCCCGCATAGGTGAAGCTTGCCTTGTCCCACTGCCGGATAAAGACCAATGGGTCCGGCTGCCCCACGCCGACGGAGTGGAGGAAGAACCCCCGGAACGCGCTACCGGTGATCCACCGCCCGTCCCGGAAATACGGATTATGTGTCAGGTATTTAGCTATGATCTGCATTTGCGCCACCTTCAATCATCTGTTTATATGCCTGGTGCATCCCCGTCGACGCCAGACCGGACGCCATGCCACCAAGCAAAATTTCCGGCGACAGGGTAAAATCATGTAGCCACACGTTGACGATTGCGCCCAGCACCAACATCAGCAGCGGGATAAAGCGGTTAATTTTGTCCGACGGGATTGCGTGCTTCAGAACGTAGCCGATACACAAGCAAATACCAACCACGACCGCGACCAGATAATCATTCAGAAATTCCATAAATACCTCCATTTCACTGTACCGTGTGCTCTTTGAGCAGCTTTTTATAGTATTTTTTCACATCTCCGTTGCCGCCGAGTTTTATATACTTCCGTCCGGCAGTAATCCGCTCCGAAATTGGCATATCCCGGGACATAGTAGTAAGCCGCAGAATTGCCAAGTATTGCTCCCGGTCATGCTTTGTCAGCACCTTTACCTCGTTCAGCAGCTCGACAATTGGCTTTCCCACCTTCTGCGCGATCAGCCCAACCGCGCTGACCAACGCCCCGGCGGTAATCAGCATCTCGTACCATTCCAAACCATCACCCCCCTTAAACACTGCCAATGGCAACCCAGGCCATCTGGCGAGTCGAGACGGTCGAAGAGCCGACGGCGGGGACATTGACCGTGAATTTTGTCGTTGTAACCGCATCGTTGAAGACGGTACAAATTACGCCGTTGAACGGCTGCCCGATAATCACAATCGGCTTGGCGGTGAATGTCGTCCCAAAATTGATGGTTGTATTCGTCTGGCCCGTGCTTTTGAAGCTGACAGCGGACCAGCCGCAGACGATTTTCTTGCCGCCTAGCAGCGTCGTTTCGGCTCTGTTTGCTAGGTCGTATGCTTTTTTTACGGCGCCGGGCGTCGCGGCAGTGCCGCCGGCAGTGTCGGAGGTACTGAGGATGGAGTCCGAGAGCTTGACGTGCCCGTAATTCGTCGATGTGCCCTTGCCGTAGGTCGTCGCCGTGCTGGCATGATTCGTCGGGGCCTTTCCACCGACGGCGGCCTGTGCAGCCTCTGCCGCGCTCTGCGCATCTGCAGCCGTCTGCGCCGCGTCCGTCGCAACCTGCCCCGCCTCATTGGCTAGGTCGTACGCGCTGCTCGCTGCGCTGGAAGCCTGACTTGCCAGATCGTAGGCGGTTTTTACAGACTTCGGCGTCGCCGCCACGCCGCCCGTGGCATCCCCTGTACCATTCGTCGCATCTGAGAGCTTCACATGCCCGTACTGCGCAGCGCTGCCCGCGCCATACGTCGTCTGGGCGCTGGCGTGGGCCTTCGGGGCGCACCCCTCCGCCATCGCTGCCGCATCCGCCGCGACCTGCTTTGCATTCATGGCTACTTTATTCGCATTCTGCGCCGCAGTCTGTGCATCCGCAGCCGTCTCGCTCGCCTGGTTTGCCAGATCATACGCCGACTTGACAGCCGCAGGCGTCGCCGCCATACCGCCGGAGACGCTGGACGTGCTGGTGTGGGAATCCGAAAGCTTTACGTGCCCGTACTTGCTCCCGTCTCCCACTCCGTATGACGTCGCGGTGCTGGCGTGAGCCTTGGGAGCCTTGTCAGCGGCAGCGGAGGCCGCTGCTTCGGCCGCCGCCAATGCGTCAGCGGCAGTGCTCTGCGCCGCTTCGGCGGTGGCCTGCGCACTGGCTGCGTCGGCGACAGCGTTTCCCGCGTCGGACAGTGCCTTGTTTGCAACGCCGGAAACAGATGCGGCAGCAGCAACGCTGCTGCGGATTGCGGCATCGCCGTTTTTTACAGCCGACGTCAGCGTCTGCGTCTTTGGGCCGATGGTTATCCTTGTGCTTGCCGGATCAGCAAGGTCTGTCGTTTTGGCTGTGCAGAGCAGTTTCTTGTTGATACCGTGTGGCGTGGAGATAATGCGGACATAATCTCCGACATGGATAGGCTTCATGTCCGCATCGACAGCGCTGAGGTCCAGCGCCTCCGCCGATACGGTATTCAGCGCCTCTTTCTGCGCATTGAGATACGACCGCGCCGCCAGGAGAAGCTGACCCGGGTCCGTGATCTCGTCCCAGGTCTGCGTCCCCCAGATATTCCGGTATTTTGCGATTGTTTCTGCGTCTGCCTTGATATACGATTTGCCATTGTTTACGCTTTCAATCGTTGTGCGGGTATCAACGCCATCCGGCTTGCCACCATAGGGAAGCAGCACAGTGATGATATCGCCGCCGACAATTCCATCCTCAAGGCTCAGAAGATTTTTCCCGTACTCCACCGTCTGCTGCGCCACCCCGGTATAATCGGCCAGATAGTCGATGTATGTTACATCATTGACGTGCCGGGTGCGGAGATAGCCCCCCACCTGATTGATCAGCCCGTCGATCAGAAGGTCCCACGTGCTCTTGGCCGTATCCGCAGAATAGGTGTACCCTTTTTGGCCTTTTACCGTAACCTGCCCGATGGTAAACAGTTTCTCCCGGTTGGAGTTGTCCACGCTGGTGGTATACGCGTTGTGATTGGCAATCAGACGCCGGAACAGATCACCCGGTGTCGCAGTGCTGCCGCCGTACACAAATGGCGTGTGGACCGAGTCGCACAAGAAAGCAAGCTCCCCCTCGCAATAGACAGAGATAATACCATAAATGTCCTGTGTTGTCTCAATAACACGCCCCCGGAAGATGAGATCGTCTCCGTTGTAAACAGTCACGATGGTCATCAGTGCCCGGATATTGTTATACTCCGGATGCGTCGGCAGAATCTTAAAGCTCAAGCTCCCATGTGCATTGACCGCCTGGTCCAGGGTCGGCTCCTCAACGTGCAGGTTTGGGTCGATCGCATTAGAGGAATGTACAAGGTGATCCTCTGTGCTGTCCGGATTTCGCCAATAGATTTTGTAATTCACAGCACGCCCTCCTGATAAGTGATCGTGATAACGCCGTTGCCGTCTGGGTAGGTGTCGGGCGTAATCATAAGCTCAAGCATATCATGAAGCACAATATCATTATTCGACTTCGTCTCCCCAGCAGCGACATGAAGCGAAGCACCGAGAACCAGAGGCGGGCGCACAGACTTAACAACGGCGATTGTTGCGCCGTCGTTCGTGCAAGCGAATTTCGGCACAGTTGGGCGTGTGCATGACGTGAGCGTAGAAAGCGATGACTGACCGTTGTAGATTCTCTCGGCTCGGCCCGGCTTCATCCCGCTCATTTCAGTCGGATCGTACTTTGATGTTTCAACCGTGAGCGCAAAAACAGCACTGGGATTTATAGTGCTGATATCAGAAATTGGGATGATGATTTCCGCCTGTTCCCCGACATCATACTGATATGAAAACGCCTTTCTTCCGTTTTGGCTGATAAAGGTGATCTCAAACGCACTCGAAGACAGCACCTCTCCAAAAAAGCGCAGTTTTGCATATCCATCGAATCCGACGCTCTGAAGCGTGTACGTTGTGACTCCGTCCTTCATCGATACATTGGAGAATCCAAGATCGTACTCGAGCAAATCGTCATTTGTCATCGTCACAGTCTTTACTGTCGGCGTCGCAGTCGTCCGGTACGGCCGCGCTACCGCCGTCACATCGACGTCCCAGGCATCCCCAGATGCGGACATCTGGCCGACCGTCAGGCGGCAATCAAAGCAGAATTTATCCGCTTCGTCCAGATACAATTTGCATCGCAGACCCTGCAGGCAGGCCGCAAAGTGCAGATAGTCCTCCAGGCGCTTGTCTTGCGCCCCGTCGAGGCTCGGCATCACACGCCGAAAATGCAAGACAATCTCGCGGTCCTCATACACCACATACCCCGTCAGCGCTTCCGATAGGTCAATGCTGCCATTCGCCCCGGGGACATCGACGTAATTTGTTTTTGGCACCGGAGGGGTTACCTCCGGTGCGCTTTTCTGGATGAGTCCGAAGTCAGCATAGGACTTTAGGACCCGGTCCCCAAAATCAAAAACCACATTTCTTGTAAGATTCATTGTTTAATTTCCCCTCGCTTTCCGCCGCAGCGTTGTACCATAAAGCTCATCCAGGGCGCGCCCGCTCACTTGGGACGCACCAGTGACAAGTACCGGTTGATTTTCCGCAATCTTCGGCAGATATGCATCCAGCCGGTTCAGCACACGGGCAAGCTTCGCATTCAGCGCGTCATATCCCCCCCGGGAGGTATCGCTGCGCGTTGTTTCCCAGGAAAAATACTTCACCCCGCCGACGACAGACTTTTTACCCGCACTGCTTTCCAGCTGCGCGGCACTGGTCTGCACCCGCCATTTGGCAGAGGATAGGCCATCCGCAAACGACCGGCCCGCGTCTGCGCCGAGATTATACAGACGGTCTTTCAGATTCAGCGTCGCAGTAACCGTCGCCGATAGGATAGATGCAGCGACACGGACCGAGCTTTGACTGCCGCGTAGGCCGCTTTGCAAGCCCTCCCCCGCATACTGCCCCATCTGCCGCAGCACTTTCGATGGGCTGGCAATGCCCAGATAGGATTTGATCGCATCGACGATAGACTGTGCAGACATTTCTGACGTGTCCTCCAGTCCTGGGATTGTGTCGTCCAAGCCCGCTGTGAGCCCCAGCAGGGCATCTTTACCGGTGCCCTCCATCTCGTCTGGTAATCCATCAAAAGCGGCTAACATGCTTTCTACGGACGTCTTAGCGGAATCCGATAGCTGACCGCCGCCCTCGACAAGCATCGCTAGCGTTGTCAGCGTTGCATTGCCCGCCTCCAGCTGACCTTCCGTCAGTCCAGCTGCAGCTAGCGCGTACTCGTTCGCGACCGCCTGTCCAGATTGATAGAGCGTCGTCAGCTCAGCCTGGCTCTTGCCTGCTGCGCTGTTCCGCTCGGCATAGTACTGGGAAACGATCCCCTGGAGCTCCTCATAGGTGCTCTGCTCGGAAGAGATAGTCGCAGCCGCGTTGTCCGACAGCGCCGCCAGTGCTTCCTGCTGGTATTGGTCATTCTGAGCCTGCATCGCGTCGTGGTGGGTCTTTGCCTCCTCCAGGCGTTTCTGGTATTCCTGCTCCGTAAGGGAGCCCTCGACCTGGTATTGGTTCTGGAGCAACGACAGCTCATTCAGGTAATTGGTTGTCTCCAGCTCCGTTGCCTGCTCATAGGCAGCTTGGATATTGGAGATATACTGGGCCATTCCCTCCTGTGTGATTTGGTTCTTTTCCAGCTGGATTGCCTGCACGAGTGCCGCCTGCTGCTGCTGTGCAATGCCGAGCTTCTCGGCTTCTAGCTCCCGCAGATTGTCATAGTGCTGAGCGATCTCGTCGAGCTCCGTCTGCCGCAAAGCCCGGCCTTCTTCCAGTGCCGCCGCAAAGATGCGGTTGATTGCATTAGCCTCTGTCTCGATCTGGGAATCTAGGTCGCCGACGGTCTTGCCGGTGCTGGAAAGCAGAGTGTTGAGATCCGAAATATTGGGCTGCGCATCTTTGATTTTGTCAGAAAACGCGGTTACGCCCACCGCTGCCTCTTCCAGTTTCAGCCGAGCCTCATGCGCTGCGTCGCTAATTGGGCCGATGATCCCGCCTGTGATATCCGACATCACATTTAGAACGGGCGCCAGCAAGTCGCTTGTCGCATGAACAATAGAGCTGACGCCGCCAATCAGAGAGTTGCTTAGTGCTTTTATAATGCTCGGCATCTGCTTTACAAGGCTCTTTACAATGCCCGGAATCACGCGCACGATCTCCCCGAAAAGTTCACCAGCCGCATCAATAATAACCGGCGACATCTGCAGCAGCGAATCCGCGACGCTTTTTACCATCTTCGACGTCGACCGCATGAAAGACGGCAAGATTTTGCTGAGAAGCCCCGGGATTTTCGCGGAAAGCCGGGACACCAGTTCCGAAATCCCCTGCGTCAGCCTGGGCAGCAGTTTTTGAATACGCGGGATGACATTATCCGCGACCGTGTCGACGGAGTCCACGACGTTGTCTACCAGGGTGTCAAAATCCTGTGTGTCATCCGCCATGCCAGTTGTAAAATTCTTCCAGGCCGCACGCATAGCGCTGACGCTGCCCTGGATCGTCTCGCTGGCCTCCTTTGCCGTTGTGCCGGTAATGCCCATGTTAGTTTGCACAACATGGATTGCCTCGATCATCTTGTCAAAGGACACCTCATTCACCGTCCGTTCGGTGACCTTCATCGTATCGCCGAGCACGCCGGAGTCGTTGATAAGGCGGGCCATTTCGCCCGCCGTGCCGCCATACCCTAACTTGAGGTTGTCGAGCATGGTGTAATTCTGCTTTGCAAAGCCCTGATAGGCATTCTGGATCATCTCCATATCCGTGCCCATCTTGTTTGCGTTGTCCGACATGTCGGTAATGGCCTGATCCGCAATCACCGCCGCCGCCTCGGTATCGCCGCCCAGGCCCTGCAGCAGAGACGCGGAGAAGCTTGTGACGGTCTCCATATAGTCGTTTGCAGACATGCCAGCGGTTTTATACGCATTGTTCGCGTACGCGACCACTTTATCCGAGCTGCTCTTGAATAGCGTCTCAACGCCTCCAACAAGCTGCTCATAGTCGGAGTAATCTGTAATGCTTTGTATTACAGCCGAGATTCCAGCCTTCGCAGCGGCGGCAACCGCTTTAATAGCAATAATCGTCTTTGCGACAGACTTAAACTTGCTTATCAGGCCATCAACTTTCCCCCCTGCTTTCTTTACATCGTCACCGGCACCATCCGTGGATTTGCCGAGGCGGTTCATCTCCTTTCTGAGTCTTCCCGCCTCCTTTTCCGCTTCTGCGAGCTTCTTCGCAAGCTCCTGCGTCTCTTTCGATGTTTCGCCGGTCTCCTGTGCAGATTGATTAAACCGCTTTGTCAGGTCGTCGACTTCTTTGCTGGCGCTCTCATACTGGGAACCCAGGCTATTGATTTTGTTGCGCAGGGCCTCCGAGTCTTTCCCGGTCGTCTTCATATCACCGCCCAGGGATTTGCACGCTTTCGACACCCGATCCACGCCGCTGTCAAAGTCGCCGGTGTCCACAGAGATTTTGACGAATAGATCAAATAGATTCATCTTTTACTCACCTGCCTTTTTCTCTGCGATCCGCCTGACAAGGTCTGCCGCAACCTCTTCCGCGTCGCATGGTTCCTCCGGCTGACCGCCCGGCAGGACAATCTCCATCCAGTCCGTCAGCCGCTTACCGCTGACGGCGTACATCACGCTGTTTAGGCACTCCGCCACATAGCACTGAAACGCCAGTCCAAGCGACAGGTCGTCAAACCGCGCCGCGCAAAACGTGAGGAAAGCGTTTACTGTGCTTGGGCCGTGGTATTCTCCGATGCAGAGCCAGAGACAGCGGCGTCCGTTTCTGTCTCCGCAGAGGGAAAAAGCCCGAGAAACTCCGGGTCCGTCATGAGGTCGACAATGTCGGAAGTGAGTTTGAACAGATTCAAGCTCTCCGCGTATGCCTCCGGCGTAACGCCAGCCAGCGCCGCCAGAAGCTGCACAATATCCTCCCGGTGCCCCTTGATGAGAGCCGGAGCGGATTTTTTCACCCGCTCCAGCATAAACTCCTTCGGTTTCTTCCCCTTCGGGCAGCGCTGCCGCTGGAACAGCGCCGCTGCGGTCTGATCTGCGGCGATATTGGCAATAGGTTCGATGATTTCCGCGATCACGTCCAGCGTCCGCTCGCCTTTGATATCGGAAAGCTTCATGCCCCAGCCTCCGCCGTACCGGCCTTGACAAAGACCTCATAGGGCACCTTGTTCTGGTCGGCAATGGAATAATGGCCGGTAAATTCAAAGGCAAACTGACCCTTTCCCTTATTGGTGCTCTGGAGCTGGAAACCGCCGGTAGACAGGGAGTTAAGCATATGGATCGCGACAAAGCCGCCGTTTGTCGCGCCGTTTTTGTCGGAGTAATCGCCGACCCACCAGATATCCTTGAAGTCCGTGTCCGCAACATCGTTGCGCGGCGTGATCTTCGTTGTGTCGGCCTTGTCCGCATCCGCAGCACCCGCCATAAGCACCGCGGAGGACGGCGTGACCGTGATAAAATTTCCGGACATTTTGACCTCCCAGCCGGTCAGTTTTTTCAGTTCTTTAACGTTAGTCGGCGCGTTATCGATATCAGCACCGTAGTCCTCGTAGGTCGGCGTTGCGGTGAAGTTGACGCCGCCGCTGGTCGCGCCGATCATGACACCAAGGAGCTCCTGCTCCGTCATGCCGTCCGTCGTGTCGAAGTCAGTGAGCAAAACGCCTGCGTTCAGCTGCAGCTCCTTAAATGCGTTTTCTGGAATCTTCGTGTATTTCATGTTATCGTTCCTCCATTCAGTCCTGCGACAGGTATTCTACTGTGATATTCAAATACCGCCGCTTGATGTTTTTGTCGTCGTCCTGTGCAATATTCTGGCACCATGGAGAGCCGCGCTTGAACCACATCGCGCCGCCGTCATAAGGAACCATGCAGCCGCCAAGTCCGATTGCATCTGCAATTTCCTGGGCCTTCGCATTAGGGCCAGCTTCGCTTTCCGTGTAGAACCAGAGGTTGACCGTCAGGCCGATTTCCCCGCTGTCCCACGCGCCGGTGACCAGCTCATAAGTCAGCCACGGGAAAACCGCGTCCTCCGGCACATTCGAGGCCGGATAAGCTGGCAGAAATTGGGAAAACCACGCATGAAGCGCCTTGTCCTTTGTCATTTTGGAAGGTCCTTTCGTTCTGCGGTGAAGAATTTCAGCCCGCGAATTGTCGCCCCCGCAGACTTCGGTGCTTCCCGTTCCTCCGGGTTCGACGTTACGCGGTATGTGACGCCGGATGCAACGTCGCGGAAATAGTCCATGTATTCAATGGGGACAGTCTTGTTTACCAGCGCGGAATATACCGAGGTAACGCCCTCTTTTTCCGCTCGGCGGGCCTCCATCGAAGTATCGAGGGCCTGGTAATTGAGAAATTCCGCACCCTCCGTCCATGTGACTTCATAGCCGCCCGCGCCATCCGGGACGCGCTTTTTCTCCATCAGCACACACTGTTGGGAAAAATCATCTAACAGACTCATATCGGAATTTGCACCTCCATTTTCAGGGTTCCACGCCCTTAATCTTTCTCCATGGATTGAGCCGCGCCCGGAAAGCCGCCTGCCAGCCGCCAGCCGCCCCGTTGCCGGTATTTTCTGCGGATTTGCTGTAACTGTACCCGCCGAAGCTTTCGGTTGTATACGGGCTTGCAGCGGCTTCCCCGTACTTCTCCAGCCATGCGGAAATCTCATCCGCCAGGGAAAAGATTGCCTTCGGAATCGCCAGTGCCCAGATGTAGCCGGTGAAAGATTCGTCCATCAGATCTGTCACCGGGTATTGATGCAGCCCGTCATTGAACACCGAGCCGATGATCCGGAAGTACTGCCCGGACGCGACAAAGGGCAGCGTGATGCTGCCCTTTTCTACGCTATAATCGCCCGGCTGAACGTCCACAACGAACCAGTTATTCAGGTGCCGCAGGATCTGTTCCAGCATCGCCGCGCCCTCCGATTAGGCCACGGAAGCAATAAGCTTTGCGATCTGGCTGCCGTCGGTGACCTTCGCGCCGTAGACATGCAGGCCCTTGACGGCGTCGGCAAAGCGCTTTTCGAGACGGTATGCCTCGGTCTTGATGATCTGCTCGGCATAGGTCGTCGCCGTGCTGACCTGGGCCGTGATTTCAAAATACGGCGTCTTCCCAGTGTCCGTGCCGGTGCCGGTGCGGACGTTGTTGGACATGTAAACCGTAAAGCCAGCCACGCGGCCAACTTCTCCGTTGAGCAGGGCACTCTGACCGGCGGCGGCGTCGCTCTTGGCAAAGCGGTCGTCCATCAGCAGCAGCGCATAGACCTCAGGCGGGACAACGATGGTCCGGCCCGGGTTGGGAACGTTGGCCTTGTCCAGTTTCGTGCGCAGTTTCACGATGTTCTCATACACGTTTGCCGACGTCAGTGCAATCGGGGCACTGGCCGCGCCGACCGTGTTGCCGGAAGCAGCGCCCGCAGCGATCGTCTTGAGCAGATAAGCGTCCGCGACATCCGCCAGGCTATAGGCAGCGCGGCCCATCGCAGTGTCGATCAGGTCACCTGCAACCTCCGCATTATCCACGTCATCGACCTGGAAATTAAAGTATTTACACTGGTCGATGACGAGGGTCTGGTCCGTCGTGGTCAGCGCCTCAGGGTCAGCAATGTCGGTGTTTTTGGTGTAATCCTTGACGGTGATCGCGCCGATGGAGTTGATGTGAACGGTGTCGCCCTGGTTGGCAATAATGCCCTGGTACTCCCGGTTGACCAGGTTCGTTGCGACGTGCGCCTTGTCCAGCGCGTAGAGGAGCCGTGCGCTCCAAATTTCGGGGATAAAAGTAGTAGTAGCCATGTTTATTCTCCTTTCTGGCCAATGGACGCCTTAATCGCGTCCCAGTTTGCATTGATTTCCGCAGCGCTCATGCTGCGAAGCTCTTCTGTTGTGTAGCGTTTCGCCGGTGTCCCCGCCGGAGGATTGGCAGGATTCGCCCCTTGCTGCTGCATGGTAGAAACCAGGCCCTTGTAAGCCCCGCTGAGTAGCGCGTCAAGGCCCTTCGTGTCCTTGATCTTGTCGCCGTCCAGCTCCAGCGCAGCCATTTCCTCTCCGCAGCCCCGCATTGCAAGGTCAAGATTCGCGCCGGTGATGTTTTTGCTTTCGAAGAAAGCCCGGACAGCCTTTTCCTTTGCTGCCTTCGTTTCCTTCGCGGTGATATTGGACTTAAAAGCCTCAAAATCCGAGTGCTCTTTCTCGTATTTCGACTTATAGCCGCCATCGCCTGCCGCCTTTAGATCGTCCAATTCCTTCTGAACGCCCGCCAGCTTTCCCGCGTCGGCCTTATATCGGCTGACATCAGCTTTCAGACCGTCCACTGTTTCGGTGTGTGCCTCGATGATGGTGTCAACCTGTTCGTCGGTCAGACCCATGCCCTTCAGCAATTTTCTAGTAATGCTCATTGTGTTACTCTCCTTTTCTTCGGGGGTCGGTTCTTCGCCCTTTGAGTTTTATAAAAACCGCTGTCCTTCGCGGGTTTTACCAAAGCAAAAAGCCAACCGCTGACATTTTGTCAGCAGCTGGCTTTGCGTTTCCTATTCTGTTATCCGTCCTTGAGGGCGTCCTCAAGGATCGCGCGGTATTGGGCTGCGTGATCCGCGACGGCAGGCTTGAGATACGGCTGCGCACGGTTACCGTGGGTGTAGTGCCAATTGCCGTGCGCGTCCTGGTACACCCAGGGCGTCGGCCTGCCGCCGGGGTAGTATTTGCCGGTGCCAAGCTCTACATATGGGGCATATTCGAGGTTGGAGCCGATGCGCACATCGTGGTCATCCACCTGATGCGTTATGCTGTTGCGCAGGGTGCCATTGTCCACAGGGCACAGCTTTTTTGCATACCCCTCCGCCGTCAGCCCGCACTTTTCAAGCCCGCGCATAATCGCCGCTTCAAACGCTTCCTTTACGGCGTCGCTATTGTCCGTAATCTCAACATCGCTCATGGAATCATCCTTTCATCTGTGGTATAATTGTTCTAAAAGAGGAGGGCCACAGAATGGATTTTTCAGAAATCGCATTGACAGGGCCGGAGTATCGACTCCTAAAGGCACTGTATAAAATCGACGATAGCCGGGCCATTGTTTTTGATGCAAGCATCTCCCCTGCGGCAAACCGGTTGATCCGGCTTGAGTTCGCCGCTCTGTATTTCTTACCATTGGCAAAAGCAGGAAGAAATGTCTCCCCGAAGAGCATTGTGATTACCGATCTCGGGGCGGATTATTACATTTATCTGCAAAAGAAAAAGCAAGAGAAGCGCCGCGCGTTTCGGCGTGACCTTCTCTGCGTCCTCATCGGCGCTGCGGCAACACTCCTGTTGGAGCTTTTACTTCCGCTTCTTGCCGCGGCTTTGCACCGCCTCATTGAGTAGCGGCGCGAAATTGTCCCAAAACCGCAGAAACGGCGCGATATTCCAGCCGTCCCCGCTTGAGGTTTTTGGAACAAGCCCTGCCTCGATTGCTTCCACCATTGCCGCGCCTTTCAGTGTCGCGGCAAGCTCTGGCTGCTTACGTGATTTCATGTAGTCCTCCTTCTGTGCATAGAAAAAGCACCATGCGGCTGCATAGTGCTTTAATCCTCTATTTCGCCATGTTGGTTATGGTGGCTGCTATGGCTTGCCCGGCAACCGCCGCTCCAATATCCCTCAGCTCCCGCAGCGCTTTTTTTAATGCAGAATTTGTGTCGATGTATTCCAATCCCGCAAGTGTGATTGACGGGTGCGAATACTCCCACATGACCACGGGAAGCGGCTGATTGTCAATATCGTCCACAACAAACAGCCCGTCTATCAGTCCTTCCTTTTGGAGCTTGATAGCCAAACTGTCACGCTTTGCAGCGGGCGCTTTCATGACCTTTTCATCAACGAGCGCACAATCAAACACTTTCTGCCCTTCACCGACGCGGACGGCAGCCAAGAGACGCGCTATAATCTTGAAATCATCCATCTTGCCCAACTCCGATCTTCTTTAAGTATTCCTCATACTCATACGGAATGCCGATGTCGTAGTTCTTGTAGTAGTGCAGAAACTCGTAGGGAAAAACGAAGTCGCCGTCCTCGAAAATTCCAGCACGAATTTTTTCTTTCGTAAAAAGCTCAATCGACGGCTCAGAGGTCAACCAAGCGTCAAGCGATTCTATATGTGCAATTACATCTTTCTTTGGAATAGAATTCTTGTATTCCTTGTACTTGGAGAAATCCTCGTTGCTTCCTTCGTGTGGAAGCCCTCTAAAAAGGCCAAAATTCATATTTTATTTTCGCCTCCTCCTCTGGTTTGGTGTAAATGCCACAAACTTGCCATCGCCATTGAAACCTACCTTCAATGTTCCTCCATTTGAAATGTATAACATTCCATTCGGTGCTTTGACCTCAACGCCAAGCGCGTTTGCAAGTTCCTCAGCAAAGCAATAATCGCCATCGGTTTGCTTACCGGTGCTGCACGACAGCAGCCTAATATTCTGCCCATTCCAGCCGTCGCTGTGGCGGATGACAGAGGCCAGTAACCGAGGTGACATATTCGTTTCAGTCGTGCCAAACCCAACCGCCGACGGACCGCCGTGCAGCGCAACATCAAAGTACGTTTTCAGTGGCTTTACTCTTTTGACATAGTCGCCAAGAACGTCACCATCCGGAAAACAAGAGAAACCATTTTCTAGTTTTATTGTACGCCTTTTAACGATGGATTTCAAGTCATCCCTCGCGTCAGCACCCAGGAATTTTAGAGTAGCCGTATCATCCTTAGCATAACCGACAACAATTTCTTTTGCTTTCCACGCCTCCCACTCTTTATAGGTCATATTCGGAATCAGAACGCTTTCGCCTGTCTCCGGGTCGCGTGCCCTGCGCTGCGCCCCCGACGTGTCCACGTCATCCAGCGCAGCGACCATCGTGCAGCGGCAGTTATAGACCTCGCCGGGCCGCCCCTGCGGGTCGCCGGGGAAGCGGCAGCCGTTGGAAAACTTCTCGTCCGTGCCGACCTTCTCCCCGTCCAGCGCCGCGTGAGAATGCCGCGTGCGCCCGTCTAACGTCGCCAGCCACTCTTTTTTGAGCTTGATCCCCATCTTCTCCGCCGCCGCGTAACTGTCCATACGCCCGGCGTTCTGCGCCCCGGTGAAGGCCGTGCGCGCCGTCCGGATTGCACTGGTGCGGTCCATGGTCGTGATGCGCTGCTGCAGATCGTCCGCGATTCCCCGCAGGCTCCGGCCCTGCAGGATAGAGCCGGTCACGCTGGCCGTGATCTGCCGCCGCCCATACGCCAGGTCAATACCGCGACGCAGCGCCCGGGCAGGCGGGTAATTTGGCATCAGCTCCGGCTGCTCTACGATCAGCCGCCGGGCCGTCTGCTCGTCCCAGAGGTCAAAGCCGACGTTCCCGGCGACCTGCTCAATCGTATACGCCGCATAGTTGCGGTTCAGACTGTAAATACCCGGCGTCTCGTCGTTTATGTAAGAAATCGCCACGGCGTTTGCATTGGTCATCCGCTGCGCAATCCGCTCCCGCAGTGCCTGGTAGCGCTCCCCTCGTCCGATTTGTGCCAGCCGCCATTGCTTATAGTCCTGCTCCGTCCACTCCTTGCCGTTGACGATCTCGCCAATCAGCGCCATCATTTCCTCGTCGCGCTTTGCAAACTGCTCAAAGTAAGCGTCGATGGTCTCTTGCAGCTCCCGCCCAGCCTGTGCATAAAGCCGCGCGATGCGTCGCTCCAGATCCCGGAGCTTTTTGTCAGTCAGCGTATGGCCGAGGTCATGCGTCGCCATTGTTATCCACCGGCGCTGGCGGCTCCTGCGGCTCACCAAAGCTGCGGCCTAAGTCCTCAGCGGACCGTCGCTCCATCATGGCCTCGTACTGGTCAATGTCCCCGTTGATCATCAGCAGCTTCTTTGTGATGTATTCGTCATCGTAATACTGCGCCCCAAGCAGGAGCGCCTGCGTCTCTTCGGTCTTGTTGATGATCTGATTCCGCGTGTAGCTTGGCTGATCGTCGATACCGGCCAGCCGCAGAATTTCCACAATGAAGCGCGTGACCTCCGCCTCAAACTTGTCCGTTTTCAGGTCAAGCGGCACATAGCTGGCCTTGATTGCCGTCGCCGTCTGGTTTCCCGCCGTGATAGCAGAAGCGTCGAAACACTGAAAATCTTCGTACAGCTTCCGTTTCAGCATGTCGATCGTCGTATTGGTCCCTTCGTACGGTGCTTCAATTGTCTGCGGTGTTGCCTTCGCGCCGTCGTCGCCGTCTGCGTGGGCCACATGCAGCGTTTTGAGTCGCTCCACAAATTTTACATCGTCGAGATCATCCATGCCGCCGCAGTTAGAGAGGACCCAATAAATCAGATTCCCCTCGTCCACATTGTTGACCATGTTTGACGTCGCCAGATCCAGCGCGTCGATGGTGTTGCGACTCCCGGAAATCTCAGATAGGCACATGCGATTGTTTTTCAGCGGAACGACCGGGAAGCCGGGGTAATTGCCGCCGTCGTAAATCTCGCTGCCGCCGACCGGAGCAGTACGAATTAAAAGCTTATAGCTGCGCTTCGGCTGCATCACGTCCATGCTTTTGTTTTTGGGCTGGAAATACTCCGTAAAGCCGTCCGGCTCATAGAGCGTTGCCCGCAGCGGCTTGTCCGGCGCGACCTGCCAGAAGCGAATGCCCGCCATCAGCGCACCGTTTTCCTCATCGTAGAGCGGCACAAACTCCAGCAGACTGAACACCCGTAAATGGTCCAGATCCCAGAAGCCGAAGGACACGCCCGCGATCTTTGCGCTGCGTGCAGCATCCATGATTTCCTGGTCAAAATCAGCGCACAGTTTCTTTCCGGTCGATTCATCGCCGAAGGTGACGCCATTGCCCAGAAGATAGCTGACAGCCTGGTCGACCGCAAAGCCAAAAAAGCGGCTTGCAAGCTTATGATTTGCCGTCCACATGTCCTTGTGAGCCTTGCCCTGCAGGTCGTAGAGGACCTTTTCATAACGATTGATCGTCGGATTCAATCCGCTATAATACAGCTCCGCATCCGCTGCGGTCTGGTAAGCCGGAGACCCTCGGTGCTCCGTAATAGCAGCGCGGATAAATGCGATACGGCTCTGTTCGCTCTTGCCAGCCGCAAGCAAATCTTGATACGTTTTGATAGTCGCTCACCTCTCTTGCAATAATGATTGATACGCCGTTTTCCCCGCCTTCTGGCGGAGGATGGTATAAGCAAAATAGCGGATGTCGTCCATGGCGTGGTCATTCTCTTTTACGGGCCGGTCCGTCTCCGCCTTTTCATCCCATCGGTAGAGACCAAACTCCCGAATGCAGGCGCTGCAGCTGCGGTGGATTTTGATTGTCCCGTCCTGCAAAAACCGCGCCGTCGTGTTGATTCCGGCCAGGACATCGTTTTTTGCCTTGCGGACCGGAAAGCGCTTGTGCCGCCGTATGACCTCGATGAACGACGCCGCCGACGGGTCGACGATCACCGCCTGCACAGGCTTGTCCCCGGCCAGCTGCTCCAGCGCGGTGTAATAATCCTCATCGGTTTTATGCCGCTGTTCCTGCCGCCCGGAATAGTAATATTCCGCAACGCGGGTCGCTGTTTTTCCGTCCCAGCACCACAGCCCGGCAGAGAACGGGTTCAGCGTTCCGTAGTCGCAGGAGATATAATACCGACCGCCTTGCGGGGGATTATCCACAAGGCAGCCTTCGCCGAACATGGGGTAAATTAACCCCTCTGCCAGGACCCACAGGCCCCGGATGTAGCGATCATAAAAGACGCCGGAGAACATCGCCTGATAGCGCTCCAGCGTCTTTTGCGACAGACCGGGGTTGTCCGTCATCTCAAAGTGAAGGTACAGTGTGTTTCGAGCTTCGTGCCTCTGAATCCACTCGGTGTAAAACCAATGCTGCGGGCTGCCAGGGTTGCAGGAAAACCACAGCTTTGCTCCGTCCACGCTGCAGCGCGTCAAGGCCTGCTCGACAAATGAGCGCGGCATGAGCACGACCTCATCCAGCAAAACGCCCGCCAGTGTACGGCCCTGAATCAGCGTGTAACTCGCCTCATCCTTGCCGCCGAATACCTCAAAATAATTCGTCACCGCACCGCGACGCACCTCCATTACTTTGTCGCCGCGCCGCCAGCGGATCATATATTTCTCTTTTGCAAGTCCCATGGCCGTAAACGGCACGATAATATTTTTCGCGCAGCTGTCGACCGTCCGCCCACAGACACCAAACCGCTGACCGTTAAAGCTTTCCATCGCCCAGCGCACGAAAGACCACATCATGATGGAGGTCTTGCCGGAACGAACCGCGCCGTCGCAGATAAGCGCGTCGTATTTGGAATACGGAAAGGCCATGATTTTTTGCTGCTTTTCACTGATCATCGCTTTCCAACCCTTCTGCCATATCACGCAGGCTTACACTCAAAGCGTCCTCCTGCGTGTTATCCGCCGGCAAACCAAGCTCAACCACGTCGCGCTGACCAAGATACTGCTTCCCCAGCCAAATAGCCATGCTTGCGTTCTTTGCCGCAAGCTGCCACTGGCTGCGCCGCAGAGAAATTTTCCCCGCTCCCCGCTTTTTATTGAATACTTCGGAAAAACTGGCATGATAGGTGCGTTTGCACCAGCTATTTAGTGTTTTATCGGTCACATCAAACCATCCGCAGATTTCCTCAAGCGTGCATTGCAGGCCGCAGAGGTTTTCGAATTGCTTCTGATCTATTTCCTTTCTTGGCCTTGCCATACGCGCCCTCCTTTCTCTGCTGGCGTTTAATAAACTTCTCCATGTCCCGCTTCAAATACGGGCTGTTAGTTTTGGCAATGATAGCCTGTGCTTCCTCAATCGTCATTCAGTAACACCGCCTTTTCTCCTGTCATGTTTTCCCATCGTTTCACAATCACATCGCAGTATTTAGGATCTAGCTCCATAACATAAGCGTTTCTCCCGTTCTGTTCGCACGCAGCAACTGTGGTTCCGCTTCCGCCGAACAAATCGAGCACGATGTCTCCGCCTTTTGTATTATTTTTGATCTGGTAATCAAAAAGGGCAACGGGCTTCATTGTTGGGTGTAACTCGCTCTTGCTCGGCTTGTCGAAATTCATAACGGTCGTTTGCTTTCTATCGCTTGCCCACAAATGGCTCGCGCCATCTTTCCATCCATACAAGCACGGCTCGTGTTTCCACTGGTAATCCTGGCGTCCCATACAGAAAGTATTTTTATTCCAAATAAGGCATTCTCTAACTTTCCACCCTATATCCCTGCACGCGCCTCTGAAGTTGTACCCTTCGTTATCTGCGTGCCATATATAAAAAACCGCGCCCGGCTTTAACGCTTCGTTTGCACTCGTAAATGCGTCCGTTAAGAATTTCCTGAACGAATTATCGTCCATATTATCGTTTTTTATCATCAGCCCATCCGTGCGTCGATGCCTTTTCACTGCTTCGCTTACATCTCTCACCGAACCATAATTGACATTATACGGCGGGTCCGTAAGCAACATGTCTGCTTGTGCCCCACCCATGAGCTTTTGTACACACTCTATGGACGTGCTGTCTCCGCACATAAGTCGATGCCGACCAAGCTGCCAAATGTCACCGAGTTTTGTTACCGGTTCGGATTCTTCATCAACCTCTGGTGCTTCGTCCTCGGTAACTTCCTCCATCGCGGCTTCTGGCAGCCCCCAGTCAAAGTCAAACGCAGACAGGTCAAGCCCCGGCAGCTCATCAGCCAGCAGATCAAAGTCCCAATCGCTCTCGTTGCTCTTGTTATCAACCAGCCGCAAGGCATTTACCTGCTCCGGAGTAAGATCGTCCATGCTGATACACGGCACTTCATCCATGCCGAGCTTCTTCGCGGCCAGCGCGCGGCAGTGGCCAATGATAATAACGTCGTCACGATCTACCACGATAGGCTGCACAAAGCCGTACTGCTTGATGCTCTCCGCGACGTTAGCAATCTGCCGCTTATCGTGTTTTTTCGCGTTCGCTGCATATGGAGTGAGCTCCGATACCCGCCTGTTTGTGATTTGCATGATAGACCCTCCAAAAAGCAAAGGCACCGAGAAAATTTCTCAGTGCCTATACCCAATATTCATGATACTAGTATAGCACAGATTTTCTCGCTTGTCACTGACATAAAAGTGACATTTTCACATACTCAAGTTTCACTCACGCCATACAGTGCAATCACGAACCGCCGCAACGCACGGTCCGCACGCCGGTAAACGCTGCGTTCGTCTAAGCCCAGCATTTCCGCTATGCGCGGCGTTCCGCCAGAAATGCGGTGTATGTACATATTAGTTAATAAATCCCGCTCTGCGGCGTCCAGGGCCGCAAGGGACGTATTCACGACATTGCACGAAAGCTTTGCCCCAGCAATCATCCTCTTGATCTCGTCGCGGTGGATGATATTTGACAGCAGCTTGTCTTCCCGGGAGCTGCCGCCGCCCTGGACGGGCGTAGCGTCCGCCGTGGCGCTTCGGATGTTGGTAGCCTCCAACTCCAGCCGCTGCAGTTCCTCCTGTAGGCTCTGGATTGCAGCAGCCTTAAGCGGGTAATCCCGCAGCTTGTCAATCGCCTTGAATTTCCAGTATTCCATTTGGCCCTCCTATTTTGCGGGCGGCTCGTTCTCCCGCACCGCCCGGCTGCAATAATCCTCCGGCGTGATCGCGCCGCCGTACTCGTTGCAATAGCAGACGCCGTGTGCGTTCTGGCGGAAGTTGGCACAGTCGCGGCAGCGGGTGACGCAAGCAAAGTTGCATTCTTCCGTCACCTCAAATTCCTCCACAAGCCACTTACGTACAATACTCAGGTCATACGACCCAAACCCGATATGCATAAATCCGTCAGACGGATCGTAATACATAATGTTGTAGTACGGAGTGCCAATCCCGCCGACGATGATCTTTGCGATCGGCGTGCGGATTTTTGCCTTTTTCACATTAACGGTCGGTTTCGTCACTGTTCTCCTCCTTTCTCGTGCCATTCGCGCAGAAGAAGTCCTCGCGGAGGATGCATCCTGAACATGTCCCGTATTTGCACACCAATCTCCCGTACAGATTGCGTGTGTAGATGCAGTCCTTACACCGCACCACCGGGGCAACGTCAGCGGTGGGAGCGTCTTCAACCATACGGAGAAGAACCGCAGCATCCGTCTCTGTTTCCATCGTATATGCCGTTTCAAACATTGCCATTTTGCGGATGTAACTCCGTTCGATGTATTCAGCCATTGTCAGCCCTCCTATTCCACGATTCAACCAGCTTGTCAACGTCTTTACTTCTCGGCGACGCCATCGCGCCAATCATGCACCCATCCTTATGCTGAGGATTTCCAACGAGCAAAGCGGTTTCGATATAATCGATCGTTACAACTTCGATTTTCATGCCGCATCCGCAAAACGGGCACGGTTTTAATTCAGCCATCCCTCATCGCCTCCAATGCTTTCTCCGCCTCCTCGCGGGTGAGGAATACGGTTTCTCCGATTTCTTCTGGATAAAACTCCCATGCTTCTCCGTTTTCGTCCGTGCCTTTCAGATATACGATTTTATAGCCGTCATACCATCCGATACGTTCAGCGTCATCCACGGAAATCTCCCTGATTGGGTTCTCCATGTAGTCCTTGTCAATTCCCCAGAACAAAACTTGATCTCCAAAAACAACATCGAGCCAATCCTTGCACGGCAACACCACCAGCCGCCCGTCTCTGTCGGCCTCGGCTAATTTCCGTAGACGATTGATGTCAATCCCGTATGTTCTGGCTATTGCTTTAACGCATCCGGCTTCGATTTCCAGTTTAGACCTTTCAACTTCCGCCGGCTCAAGCCCCGTGTCCAAATATTCCCGCAACAGCGGGCAGTGCGCCGCCTGGACCGCCGTGCAGAACCCGCCGACCGCAGTACAGTTCCCGTTATCCTCATGCCTAAAGCGGCAACGCAGGCAATTAACATTTCCCATCATTTCTCTACCTCCTAACATCCAGTCCAAACGCCATAATCGCCAAAGTTTATCTGCAGCACCCTGAGTGCCTCATGTCGCGTAATGTAATTATTTGCTTTCACTGTTCGTCACCTCCACTGGCCTTGTCCCCTATTCTTGTTAATTCCTCACGCAGCGCCCGGAAGATCGGGTATGCCTGCTGCGGCACTACGGCGTTTCCGAGGCACTTGATTCTCTCCGCGCGATTTTTTATGCCGGTCGCCACCGGTGGAGCATTCGGCGCTTTATCCCAAATACTCATCATTCCGTCCACCCCGCAGGGAATCCCATCAGCCATTCCACCCATTCCGGATTCAGCTGCCCGCAAACATCCGTGCGTAAGCTCCTGACATTGTTCCCACCGCTCGTCCCCTGCGCATCCCCCGCGCAGGGCGTTGCGTACATCGCAGCGCCTCTCAGATTCCCGTGCTTTAAATCGTGCTCTGCTGCCTTGGAGCCACGAGGGCCGCTCCCCTTGTAGTCGGTTACCTTCTGCGTCGGCCACAGGCTCGGCGTTGGAAGCAACGAAGAAAACGCGAGCTCTTCTGTGCCACGCTCCGACAGCCGCAGCTTCAAAATTGAACACGACAACGTGATACCCAGCACGCTCCAAATCCTTGACCACCGTCCCGGCGGCAATCTTGATGATTCCAGGAACGTTCTCACCGACAACGCAACGCGGGCGCAGCTCGCGGATAACTCGGAGCATCTCCGGCCATAGGTAACGGTTGTCCCCCGTTCCTTTTTGCTTTCCAGCCACGGAAAATGGCTGACAGGGGAACCCTCCGGAAATAACGTCAACTGTTCGTAGGCCTGTTCTTGCATAAAAACTCTCCTTCGTCAGCGTTCGGATATCCCGCCAACGCGGCACGCCCGGCCAGTGCTTTTCCAGCACCCGTGTGGGATAATCCGCAAACTCACATTGCCCGATGGTCTCGAAGCCTGCCCACTCTGCGGCAAGGTCCAGGCCGCCGATTCCAGAAAATAGGCTAAGATGCGTCATCGCCCACCTCCACTGGCCTTGTCCGGCATTCCAGATAATCAACCTCCAGCAACAACTGATCCAGCCGCAAATCTGTCCGATCTTCCATGTGGTATCTCCACCGTATGAATCGATCAAAGGATGCCAGCGGGTCAGGCCGGATCAAATCAAAAATTTCTTTTGCATCTGGAAAATATTTTCCACCGTACGCGCCGACGTACATTTCTGCTGCGCCCATCACTTCCGGGAAACTGTATTTTGCAAAAAACTTTTGCCATTGCTTCAAAATCGAATTCATCATTCTTTTTTTCTCGGCGGCGGTGCTTTTGCTTTCGAATTTGCGTGGGAAGCATTCCCGCAAATAACCAAGCACCTTCCGCGTCTCGTCCATCGTCACGATATCAGCTCCTTTTTGCATCAGCCCTCTTACGTCTTAGTAAGTCTTACGTAGAGCGCCGCCGAAGTAAGTATAGAGGGATAAGCTATAATTTTCTGAGTACTAAGTACATTTGTACTCTACCTTACACTTGTACTCTTACTTGTTCTCTTACTCCTCCTTTTTCTTGTTGCGGCTATCTTACCGGTATCTTGCGGCTATCTTACCGGTATCTTACCGGTATCTTACTGCTATCTTACCGGTATCTTATCGGTTTTTTTTACAGCGCCACCACCGGCTTTCCGCCTGCTGGCATCCAGATTCGGCCGCACCAATTCAAACGCCAGTGCCACAACATCCGGCAGGCTCTCCAGATCAGGGAGGACGCCATACAGGGCATATTCGATCAGCGCATCATAGAATGCGCACCGGTCTGTTTTCTTTCGAATGCGGCAACCAGCCCTTGCAAACGATTCGTAAAATGTAAACTGTGATCTCTGCACATCTTCTGCCACGCGCTCACCCCTCTTCTGCGTATTTGAACGCCTCGCGCAGCGCCTGCCGACCGGCGGGGTACTCGGCCAAATAATACCGGTGCTGCCGGTTGATGTAGACGATGCGGCCCGTAACCATGTTCTCGGCGTCGTCTCTATTAAAGCACGGCGGCAGAAAGCGCACCCGTTCACCTAATTGCACTCTCACGGCTTGTCCCTCCTTCCTCCAGTCGATAGCGCTTAATATGGCACGTCTCGCCGTAGCGGTTCTTGACGCACTCAGTCGCGCCGGTGATCTCATACCCCTGGTTCTTCAGATCGAAAATTCTAGCCCCCAGCCGATAGCAGCCGTACTCAGTCATAGCCTCGGCCTGGGTGATGCTGCCATAGTCCCGCAAATGGCGGAGGATGCGTTCACACTGTGTCATGGTCGTCACCTCCGGAAAGCAGGTCCAGATATTTGTTGATGTACCAGCGGGCCTTTTCCATGTCCTCTGTGCCGCCTTTGTGGTCAGCCCGCCACAGATACTTGAACGCCGCAATCTTCGCGTATACGGCCACCTGGGCCGCCCCAAAGGCAGATACCATGGCATCAATACATTCCACGCTGCCGCTCGTGTAATGTGCAGGATGATTTACAGGGTCGTTATACATCGCTCTTGCCCTCCATTTCGTTGTAACGTTCCTCCCACGGAGAAAAGTTTTCGTCACCGACAATCTGCCGCAACTGCTCGTCGATCTTCGCGCGGGAGTAGACCAGTTCTTTGTCCTCGGCGCCGTCAGCGTCGATCATGGCCGCGATATCGTTTACTGCCTTCTTGTATTCGTCCATGAATTGCCGTGCGCGGCCCTTGCCCAAGCCAAGCTTTCGATTTGCAGCGATGACGGCGGCATCTGCACCAATCTGCAGGCAGACGTCAAGCTGCTGCTGATACCTGGAATAAGCCCGCGCCATCATCGCGGCGTCCCGCTTCATCAGATACGCGCTTTGCCCTCTAGCCATTGGCACCCTCCGTTTCTGCGCAACGCTCTGCCAGCCGTGCGACTTTGGCCTCCTCCCACCGCGCTACCGCTTCCGCGCAGTCAAACATCTGCACCATCTGATCTACCGTGATGAGCACGTCCGCGATTTCCTCCGCGATATGATCCGGATCGCCGCCGCCGTGGATGTATTTGCAAAGCTCTTTTTGCAGCTCGGAAAGCTCTTCGACGCAGACGGTCGCTTGCATTTTCCCGCCGAATTTCTCCAGCGCAGCGGCGTAGGTTGGCTGATTGTCCTTCGTCCGAGACGCCCGGCCAAAAGCAAAGCCGTTGCGGAACGCAGTTTCCAGCATATCGTATTGATTCATGGAGTCTCCTTTCCTTTCAGATCCATCCCGGCCTCATATTCCAGGTAAATTTCCATAAAATCCGGCAGTTCCAGCGTCACCAAAATCTCGTGATTGTTTCGCTTGTGGAATACCGCTGGGAGCCGCCCAGTGCCCGTACAATCGCGCTTTGCCTGGGCCATCCAATCATAAAGCCGCATCTGTTCGCAGGCCTTTGCTTCGATGTGCAGGCCCGGCAGGCCGACGACGTCGGATGCGTCGCCGGTGTTGCCGCAATACTGGGCCGTCCGCCGCGCCGGGTAGCCGTACTCCCGCAGCCGGGATGCAAGCTGCCGCTCAAAGCGGGCCCCTTTTTGTTTGCTGTTGATTGGCACGATCGCCACCCCTTTCCTGGATTAGTTTTGCTGAAGCTGATG